CTTGCCGGTCACGAAGTAAACAGCATTGGCGACATCTACATAAATGATGAGGTTGTCAGTATTGATGGGAACAATCTTGTCACTGGCGATACTTGGCAGAATAAGATCCGCATTAAGAAGCATGATGGATCACAAACTACAGCAGATAGTGATCTTGTATCTGAAACCAGCGTAGACAGCAATTTTAAGGGCCTTGGGATAGCTTATCTGTACGTAAGGTATGAGTATGACCAAGATGTGTTTGCTAATGGTGTGCCGCTTATAACGGCTGTGGTTGAAGGCAAAAAGGTATATGACCCCAGAACAGCCACAACGTCATACAGCAACAACTCTGCTCTGTGTATTCGTGATTTCCTAACGTCCTCCTATGGTCTGTCTGATAGTGCCATTGACGATATATCCTTTGCTTCTGCTGCTAACGAATGTGATGAAAACGTAACTCTAGCTGGTAGTGGTACAGAAAAGAGATATACGTTAAACGGTATAGTCAAAGCCGATAGGTCGCTTGGTGATGTCTTAGGGGATATGGTTACAGCTTGTGCTGGTACTTTATTCTGGGGGTCAGGTTATTGGAAGCTAAAGGCTGGTGCGTATTCATCACCAGTTAAGACCCTTACATTAGATGACTTGCGTGGGCCTATAAACCTACAGACCCGCATTAGTATGCAGGATAACTTCAATACTGTTCGTGGTACGTTTAACGATGCAGACCAAGATTGGATTACTGCTGACTACCCAGAGACCACTAGCGCAACATTTAAGACTGAGGATAATGGCGAAGAGGCTTTACTAGACCTTCAACTGCCGTTCACCACAAGTTCAGCAACAGCACAGCGGCTTGCTAAGCTAACGCTGTATCGGGGTCGTGAGCAAATGACCTTGAGTGCAGACTTTGGGCTTGAGGCATTCCAGATTGAAGTTGGTGACATTATTGCATTTACCAACAGTAGATATGGCTTCAGCGCTAAAGAGTTTGAGGTTATTGGATGGCGATTTGCATCTGATCAAGACGCTGGTGACTTGCGTGTAAACCTTACACTTAGGGAAACATCACAATCTGCGTTTGATTGGAATGCTGAAGAAACAGACATCGTTAGCAATAACTCTACGCTCCCAGCATTTACATCTGTAGCCGCACCAACAAACCTTACGCTTTCAGCAACTGCTGTTATCAATGATGACGGGATTACCATTCCAGCGATTAAGGCGTCATGGGATGCTTCAGCAAATGCTTTCGTTCAGTATTATGAAATACAATATAAGCGCTTGGGCGGCGAAGAAGATTATGACAGCATTGCTGATGCTTATACTGAAAGCGAAAACTGGGGAAGCATTACAGTTACTCCAACACAGACAGCAGAAGATTATGGCTTAACCAATGAGCCAATTCTAACGCCAGATGCGGCGTTTTCGTCAGTCTTTGGTTCATCTAACTCATTTACCATTGAGCCTGTTCTGAACGGTTATGATTATCAGGTTAAAGTCAGAGCTATTTCTGCTTTAGGTGTTAGATCACCGTTTGCTACAGCACAACTTGCCTCACAGGGTGATACTACTCCACCAACCACACCATCTAACCTATCCGCTGTAGGTGGCTCTAAGTATATTACAATCACTTGGACAAACCCTGCTGATCAGGATCTTAGCCATGTTGAGGTTTGGGAAAACGACACAGACAATTTGAACACTGCTGCTCTTGTTGGTGAAAGCTCTAGCAGTAACTTTATGCGCCCTAATCTGGCGAACAACATAACCAGATACTATTGGGTTCGGGCTGTAGACTTATCACTGAATAAATCTGGCTTTACTTCTAGCGTTAATGCGACAACGCTTCTGGTTACGCCTAATGACTTCAATGATGCTGTCAACGATCTATTTAGTGAGAGTGGCGCGTATGGGATTGAGCCAGTATCATCACTGCCCGCATCAGGTGCATTCGATGGCAAGCTGGTTTTGCTTTTGCCAGACATCACTATTTATCGATGGGATGACGCTACTTCCTCTTGGTCAACAGAGGTATATACTGAAAGCTCTGTCAGTGCTGGTGACGTAACCTTTGCATCATTTGCATCAGGTATTGAACCGATTAGCATTGTAGCGTCTCTGCCTACCGTCTCAGGCTACACGGGGCCAAAGGTTGTTCTGCTTACGACTGACAACAAGTTATACCGGCTAGACAGTGGCGCTTGGACAACAGCAGTGCCAACTACTGACATCACAGGCACTATCGGTGAAAACCTGTTTAGCGATGATCTAAGACCGGTTGAAAAAGTTAATGCACTACCAACCACAGCCTTAACGCAAGGCCGCATTGTTCTGCTGACTACCGATAACAAGCTGTATCGATACACAGGCAATGAGTGGACATCTGCTGTACCATCGACAGACATCACTGGTCAGGTGGCAAGTGGTCAGATTGCAGATGCAGCTATCACAGCGACTAAGATCGGCGCTGATGCTGTCACGACAGCTAAGATTGCTAATGACGCTATAACGACTGACCTTATTGCAGCTTCTGCTATAACCTCAACTGAGGTGGCCTCTGATGCCATCACAACGCCTAAGATTGTAGCTGGTGCAATTACCGCTTCAGAAATAGCAACTGATGCTGTCACATCTGATAAAATCATATCAAACGCAATCACAACGGCTAAGATTGATGCTGGCGCTGTAACAGCGTCAGAAATTGCTGCTGGTTCTATCACCACAGGTAAGATTGCCGCTGGGGCAGTTACGGCCAACGAGATTGAGGCCAACACTATTACTGCCACTGAGATTGCAGCGGGTGCAATTAGTGCTAATGAAATAGCCGCTAACACTATTACCACTGGTAAGATAGCAGCAGATGCCATCACAGCAAATGAGATAGCAGCTAACGCAGTTACAGCAGATGCCATCGCAACCAACGCAGTTACAGCGGATGCTATCGCAGCTAACTCTGTCAGCACATCTGAGCTAGCAGCAGACAGTGTTACGGCTGGTATTATTGCCGCTGGTGCAGTTAGCACATCTGAATTGGCTGCTGATGCTATTACCTCAGATAAAATAGCTGCTGGTGCTATCGTAGCGGAGAGCATTGCAGCGGATGCCATCACATCAGCTAAAATTGGCACAGATCAGGTTACAGCTAACAAGATTGCTGCGTCATCTATCATTACGTCTAAGATCGCCACAGGAGCCGTTACAGCAGCTAAAATCAGCGTGAATGAGCTATCAGCTATCTCTGCTGATCTTGGCACTATTCAAGTTGATACAGCTAATATCGCTAATGCTGCGATTTCAACCGCGAAGATTGGCAACAACCAAGTCACCCTTCCTGAGTTTGTAACAGGGCAAGCAAATATTATAGTCACCAGTAGCACTTATCAAACTGTGGCAACTTTAACGACAACGCAGTCAGGTGCGCCCGCGCAGGTATTAGGCATGGCAACAGTTACGCATACCAACACCTCTGCCCAGACTATTGGAAACCAATACGGCGTCTTTTCTATAAGGCTATTGGATAGCCTTGGCACTTCATTGATAGAATTTATAGGTACTTATGTAGGTGGTATAAACGCTGGCGCAGTAATCTTGCCAAAACTTACAACCTACACAGGCTCCAGAACATTCTATCTACAGGTCAAGCGTGAAACCACTAGCTCAGCAGCAAGAATTTTGGTTTTACAGCCAGCCATTAGTTATTTGGAGTTAAAGAAATGATGGCCTTTACGGTATATGATGTTGCGACTGGTGAAATCAAAAGACGCCTTTCTACTACTCAAGAAGGTATTTTAATAAACGTCTTTGACGGGGAAGATTACATTGAGGGCGAATACTCTGATGAAACTCATATTGTCGTAAATGGAGCGGCTCAGCAGAAGCAGCAAGCAGATTTAGATGCTATTGCTACAGAGCGAGCGACTGTGCATATGAAGATGCAGAGAGATATGCTTCTTAACGCATCTGATTTTACGCAAGTACCAGACGCTCCTTTTACATCTGAGCAAAAACAAGAGTGGAGAGTTTATCGCCAAGCTCTGCGTGACTTGCCTGATAATATTAGCGACATCTTTAATATACAATGGCCTGTAGAGCCAAATTCGTGATATAAACGCTTCAAGGAGTGACAGAAAATGACTAAACAGGTACAGCGCCGCAGAGGCACAGCGACACAACATACGTCCTTCACAGGCGCTGAAGGCGAGCTTTCAGTCAACACAACCAATAAA